TGGACGAGTACTCATCCAATACAGTAGCATTAACGCCCATCTCTCGCAGCTTGTCACGTACCTGTTGGGCTATTGCTGCTGCCTGTTTGGGGTCCTTTATTGTGAAGTCAAGAGCCCGCCCAGAACTATGCGCTGATGGGAAGCCACTGTGAAACGGATCAGCAAAAGAAGTGAACCGATCCAACCCAGGAACTCCCCCTTGCAAAGAGGCAGCCAAAGCATGAATAGCTTCAGACTGAATGCCAGAACCAGGCTTTGTAGAAACGTCATCTGAAGTGTGGGGCGTATCTTGGTGTTTTGGGTGAAATCTCCCTACCCCGTATCTGTTTCCTCCACGAGCGATGTCCTCAGTAACTTGTTTTTTCCAGTGAGGAAGCCCAGTTGACCAATCCAAATAAACATCACCCCCGCCCCAAGCCTTCTCAAACTTTTCAGCCCCGCTCATAAGCTTTCCCATGAAGCTGTCAGGAGCAGGATGTGCGTCAAATAGTTTCCTTGCCCAATCTAACACGGCAACTATGTAAGGGATGGCTTTTGCGGCCAAACGTTCAAAAGCAATTTCCAAGAAAACAATTTTCCCCTGGTAATCCTGCGCAATATCAGCAGCCTCTTTTGTTGTTAATCCTACATGGCTCAACTGTTCTTCGTAGTCTTTAAGCTTGTCCTTTCCCTGAAGAAGCATGTAGATCATGGTCTCAGAAATTGGGAGGGCACTCCTAATACGGGCCGCTATGTCTTGATCAGACATCCCCGCCTTCTTAAACCGCTCCACACTGTCAAATAGCTTATTCAAAAATTCGTTGGCGTCTTTTGTCTGATTAATGTTAATGCCAAGCTGACTTAGAAGCCCCATAGTTTGAGCGCCGGGGAGCATCATAGAATGGGCCTTTCCAATCATGTCGGAAATAGCCAACATAGAACTTTGTACTTCCTCAGTAGAGCCCCCCATCATGCGGACGGCACCACTCCACCGTGCGATGTCTTCAACATTTGAGCCCGTAGTCTTGGCAAGACGCCCCATGGCTGCATCCATAGTCCCAATTCGATTTATGAATTGCGCTGCTTCGTCCCCCACAAAAGCCCCTAAAAATCCTAGAACCCCTCTCTTCATGAAACCAAACACTTCTGAAATCTTAGTGCCCGCTGCGTCAATCGTCTTACCAACGCCTGACACTGTGTCAGTCAATTGCTTAAATCCAGAGGCTACATCGCGCCTACCCGCATCGAACTTACGAGCGTCAAGACCCACCAAAAGATACAGCTCGTCAATAATTGAAGCCATCAATCTTCCTTGTCCATAATACGCTTATTGTGAGCGTCAATCGACAATATTTCCAGAAGATCGTATACATCCTCTAGACTGTACACACTGTTAAGTTCTGCTAGCGTCGCTATCCTCCGAGATACCAGCATGCCTATTCGGGGTGGGACGTTGACGTATTCACGGAGGCCGGCGACTTCTCCATTATCGTAGTCACTAATTTCGAGAGGGCGTCGGCCGGCGAAAAACCCGTGTGAAGTTCTAATACCTCCGAACGGAGCCACAAACGTGTGGCAATGTCTTCAATGTCGTCATCACTTACTAACGGCGAGGGGATGTCAGGATGTTTGGGATCACGAATGATTTGAACACACTCTAACAGTTCGTCCAACAAAGGGATGATTTCTTCTGAGTTGATGTTACCTCGCAGAAATGTATTCAAACCAAGGATAGCAACACCCTCAATACCAATGCCTGCCAAATCCATTGGAATCTGACCACCCTCACGATTTAGGCTGAAAAGCATTTTAATCCCCCACTTTTCAGCCCTAGCAGCGGGCCATTCAGTTAACAAAAACTGCTTGCCCAGGTCTCTATGGTTTTCGACAAGCTTAGGCACAGCCACAACCTTGGTTTTACGCATACATTCCCCTTTTAAGGTTACAACGGCGAAGGCCCGACCGAATTCCAAGTGATTTCGTATTTTCTGGGCTGAAGAGTTCTTTTCGCATCGGCCAAAGGCTTGTATCCGGTAAGAAATCCATTGAGCATGTTGAACTTGGTGCTTATAGAAGGCAGCACGATTTGAGCTGTAGCTACGTAGACATCTTGCGCCGCCTGCATTTGCGTCCACCAAGTGTCAAAAATAGCATTAGATGCTGAGTCAGCTTGTAGTGTTATGCTTTGCATGATAGCGACGTAAACAAAGCCGCCCGACAAAACGCCATCCACCCCCATTACCGTTTCAACCGACTTGATGGCTGCAACATCATAGATATCGTCAGCCGCAAAGCCTTGTAACTGTTGAGGTACCGGGAATAGCGGTAAAACAGACAGCGTTAGAATAGCATTAGCAGAGGTAATCGAGGTGCCCATGATGGACTGGTCCTTATTTTGTGGCTTTCAACCGTGGGTAGTCCTGTTCAGGAGGCTCTTCTTTTGATGATTGTGTCGGATAATCCATAGGCGACAAAAGCTCCACCCGCTTTATCGAACCATCCACTCGGTACTCAATTGCCTTAACCGTGCAGATAGAACCATGAAAGTTTTCAAGCCCACAACGTTCGCACTTCATCATTGAACCTCAATCGAGGCCAAATTAAGCATTTGCACACTTTGGCCATCAGCGTAGAAGAAGGTACAAGGTGGGCTAGCTCGTGCCACACGGACTGCTGGGGAAGCAGTTCCAACTTTTAGATACCAACCTTGGGTTCCGACTGCATTCGCGGCCGCAGTTGTTCCGGTTTGGTTGTTGATGGTAGCTATTTCAGTGGAGGAAAGCGCGACCCCCGCACGAATTGCCCCATAATTGACGGCTTGACCTATCGGGGATGCTAAGGACTGTTCAATTATGGAATTGCCTGCTGCGTTGTACGGAATAGATGGTATAGTTGTCAGCAAGTTCATAAGGGCCAACTGGAACTGATTGTTCATCCAAATCTGGTTGACATAGCTATCCACCCACAAGAACTCCCCAGAGATCTGTCCGTTGTAAAAGAAGACAAAGCCCTGATTGGCGGTAGCATAGGCGCCATAGAAGTTGTAACCATTTGCCAACAGATTTGAGGCCACCTGTTGTGCTGTAACCGTAGCTGTGAGCCCAGGGAAGACATCGAAAGCTAAGTTAGTGCGCCCATTTGTTTGGTTGAAGTTCAGCTGGGCAATTGCACCCATAGCTGCAACAGCTACTCCCTCATTGTTAGGATCGTAAATCAGACAGACACCAGAGATTGAGGCTTGGGCAATAAGATAACCCAGGCTTGCAGTTGCAGGCAAAGTAGTGGTTGGTGAGACATCGTTATCCCAACAGAAGTAGGCGTAACGATTGTTCTGTTGTCCTGTCCAAGTCGCAAACAAAAGCTTGTTCGCGTTCCCAGAAGCATCGGGATTGAATGCGGTTGTAAATGTTGCCCAATTCTGAGTGATCCCAGTCAAGGTAGTCATGAATGGTCCAGGAGTTGCCGTGCCTGTTCCCTGCGAAAGCACAGCCCCGGTCGATTGGGTTAGAAACAAGTTGCTGGCGAGCGCACCGGAACCATAAGTTATAGTTGCTCCGCTGCCTGTCGTTGGAGACACTATGATAAATGCATTTGATACCGAGTCGAAGGTGACCGCTGGTGCATTTGCCGTCATAGCTGCCGATAACGCAAACTGCGAAGAACTAACATTGTAAGTGCCGTTTCCTCCTGTCCCGGAAACGAGAGCCGTAATGTAAGTTCCAAGCGTTACACCAGTTCCAGCGATGACTGACCCTATTCCAACAGTGCCACTTATACTCGTAATGGTAAGCAGCGTAGAAGCCCCACCAGTACCACCAATTGAGCCAGTGAAAGTGGCTACCTGAGGTCCCTCAATTCCAAGTGTGTTGCCGATTATTTCGGCCGCGTTGGAGAAGCTAGCTGCTCCCGAAAGGGAGATTGAAGCGGTCTGCAATGTACCATTGATAGTCAACCCCAAGACACCGCTGTAGGTTTGCAATGTTGCAAGCGAAACCGATGAAAGATTACCACCACGTAGGTAAGCTCCAACCGCGCTGGAAGGATATTGCGCGAACAGAAGTGCTGCCGGAGTCAATGTAGCATTTTGCTCACCCTCAAAATACGTCGCGGCCAATGCTGCTTCTTGTGAGCTTGCTCCAAAATAGTTTGCAACAGCAGCCGCCGTCGAAAGGGACAACACTGTTCCAATCGGAACCCTAGTGTTGTTTGTCAGCACCAAGCCGATTAGGTTCAACCCAAAGCTGCCAGCCGACAGCACTCCTGGTTGGACAGAAACTATGGCTGAGGCCGGGATAGTGCTCATATGTTGTTATCCTTCATGGAAGGGCGACGTATGTTTGTTTTGTGAACATTGATCAGCCACTGCAGCTTTGCAACCCCGATTACCGTGGGGGCATGATCTGCCGGCGCCGTTATCCTGGAATTAGTTCCTGTACCCACTTCGGCGGGATACAATTGTGCTTACAAGATGTCAAAACATCGGTAAAGCGAGACTGGTTGCTTACTGAACCTCAACCAACTGAATAGAAAGAATGTCAGCAAACTGCTGACTAGCCGAAACGGCCGTGTTCACCTGAAGATGTGCTTCGATGATCCAGCGATCTTCGTACTGGTTCTCAGCATTTATGAACGGCACTTGTTTAGGGTCGTCCGCATAGAGCGGAGCAATCGCAGAGTTCTGATTAGAAAAGAGCTGTACCGCAAAATCATCACGAAATAATGTGCAGATGGTCTGAGAATTGTCCTGCGACAGCGGCCCATGTACGTCAAGTTGAACCGTATACTCTGAGGGTTGCAAGAAGGTCTGAGCGCCGGCTGCGATAGAACCTGAGACAACTGTCAACGTCCCCGAAAGCTGATA